CTTTTTTAACTTCTTCGATACGTTCAAATACTTTATCAGTAATATCGCCCATTGCTTCTGATAATGCCGCATTACGGCCAACGTAACCTTTGAACTTGCGTAGTTGTGCTAGTTCTTCTGAAAGGCTAGTGATATGTTTGCCAATAGCATCGTATGGAATGCCGCCGTGCTTTAAATGCTCTGCTAGTGCGCGAGCGCCATTCAAATGTTTGAAAGGATATTTGAAACGTTCACCTTGACTATTCTCAACGTAGATTGAGTCGATGTGCATTGTACGTCCTGCGGCAACTTCTGGATTAACAGGTTGGCTGTGTTTGATAACCAAACGAGCTTCATCTAAATCTTGGTAACTGATCTTTGCAGTACCGTACATTTTACTTTCCATAATAGGTTCCATTTCTTGTTCCTTGGGCTTTGATCGAAATTCGTAATCTCGCTTATCTAAACTACTCTTACCAATTTTGTCTATTTTAAAATTTATTAATCTATCTTTAGAAAATTTTCTAAGACCGCGAATAAATTTGAAAACAGCAGGATGATCTTTCTTTGCAAGATCTCCCACTAGTTCTACTAATAATCCATCATCTTCGTCAAGTGTAATTGCAATAGTACCTAAAGGAACGCCGTCATGTTTGTATTCAAACTCAAAGAAACGGGCCTTGGGCACATCGGTTTTTTTACTTAAAACTTGCGCCTGTTCATCACCCATTTGTACATCAGTAAAACGGGGTTCTAAGATTTTATACAAATCTTGGGCGATTTTATTCAAATTAGTGTTCATGTTATATTTATCATTAGCCCATGGATATGAATATAGGCATAGGTGGTTCAAAGGATTCGTCTTCTCCCCAATCTCCGTGTACACGTACTTGGTCAAATACTGTTACATCCCACTCGGATAGCAATAATGCCATGCGAATTATTAGTAAAACAGCGGCTACTAAGTCATCGTGCTGTCCCTCTTTAGCTTTAAACGTAACCCCAGCGGCAATATATGTTTTAAGTTCGCTAATTGTAGGGCGACTATTTAAGGTCATTTTGTCTTCTTCAATTAGGTATTTTGCCTTGGCACAAGTTGCTATTTTTGTGCCATGTGTCGTGTTAAATCCCTTACGGAATTTTTTAACATGCCCTTTCCTTAATGGTTCTGATATAAACAGTCCTGGGAAAGTTTCTTCACCTAAATTTTCAATAACAACTAAAGCACTCTCACCTACTGTGTTATTTTCTACACTCCAGTACAGGCTATTATAGTTATCAGACCCTATTTCATCCTGTATGTATTTTAGTATATCTCTAAGTATTTTTACCTGTTGTTGTATGGGTGTTAAATTATGTTGCCATTCACCAACCTGAGTCATATGCGGCATTTCAAACACTTCAATAGCACCGTAGTCTCCACCTGTGCCCAAACTAGGGTCATGAGCAACTAGATAAACATTGCCCGGAGTTGGTTTCTTCCACCAACGTACTTGTCCCATTTTAAATGCAGGTTCTCGACCATTCATTTCTGCTAATTTAAGACTGCTGATTAGTGTTTCATCAAATACCAAGAACTCGCAACCGTACTCTCGACGAAAACGTTCTTCGCCGATACGCCCCATCTCAGTTTTTTTCCATTCTTCATCTCGATCCGGATGCTCGTGCCATTCTGCTTTAAATCCGTGAAAGCCATTACGCCCAAGACCATCGTCTCTAGTATTGCCGTATTCGTCAAATTTATCCTGCGACTCTTTCCAGATGATAGCAAAGGTATCTTCATCACTGTTAGGTGTTGAAGTGATAATTGCTCTACCACCAGTTGCTAGTGTTGGGCTGATTGATGTCCAAAATTCTTCTGCAATGTTTGGCTGAAGGAAAGCAAACTCGTCACAGTATAATAGGGAAATTGACATACCACGACCAGTATTGCCGGTAGTAGTAGCTGATACAATTCTTGATCCATTTTCAAACTCCATTGATCCTTTGTTGTAGTTTACAACACCTGCACGTATATGATCTAGACATAGTTCGTATCCATAACGTATACGTTGCATAATTTCTTGTGCGCCTGTGTATTTGTGTGCGGCGATCAAAATAGTTTGATCTGGGTGGAACATGGCATACCATAGTAGGTATGCTGAAGCACATGTTGTCTTACCACTTTGTCGTGGCAACATGTTAATATTAAAACGATAATCGTGATAAGCGTCTAACAATCGTTCCTGATACTCGTAAGGTTCAAATTTTACCTTACCTTTAACAGGATGTTGTATGTGAAAAAAGTTCTTGGCAAAGTAGTGATATCCAGTTTCAGGATCAGCACAGGCTAACAAGTCCTGAACTTGTTGTTCCGTAAACTTTTCTTTTGTATGCGCCTTTTTGGTTAGTACGCCGTCTAGTGATTTTGACATAACTTTATTTACACAAAAAAATAGACCCCTAAGGGTCTATTTGGCACCTTGGACAGGGTGCTAACTGCGACGAATTTTATCTTAACCCTGCAATTTTTAACATTGCTGTTAAATCTTCAGATTCTCTTACATTAGGATTATCTGTGTAATTTTGTTGTAAAGGATTATTTTTTCCTCCCCAATCACCAGGAATAAATGGGGCATCTTTAGGAATCTTTCCAGCCATCATAGCATTAAGCCATAACTGTTTAGCACTATCATTTTCTAAGGTTCCTGGTGGATATTTTTGTGCTAGGGCTGGATTTGTTGATGCGAGGCTGTTTGGTCTAACAGTGCCTTGTGGTCCTGCCGCCATAGCCGCTTTTAAATTATCCATACTTGCTTGGCTACCTTTCATAGGTGCTTCTGGATTTTGTCCTTGTGGAGCAGGTGCGTCATTTGCAGGATTATAAAATCCGCCTTTTGCCATTTGATCTTCTTCCATATCTTCATAATCTTTAGGATCATGTTCATTATAGTGTAAGTGCTCTAGTGCTTCTTGTCGACTCCAATGATACTTGCGCATCAAGTGTTCAATTTTTTCACTTTCGTTGTCATCGTGGTGAGTGTTTTCTTTTACATCTTTCTTAGACATTTTTTCACTTTCACGACGAGCTTTATCACTCATGTTAGTTACTTTGCCGCGGCCGTCTTTGTTTTGTGCTTTACGCCATGGAGTTTCTTCTTTCCATTTAGTAACATTGCCGTGTTCATCTTTTTCTTCTGTACGCTCTTCTTTAATTGCTTGATACATTTGACTCAAACGACTTACTAGTTCTTCACTTACGTTAGTTGGTTCACGTAGTGTATTGCTACCAGGAACACGATTTAATGGACTAGATTTGCCTTTGCTGTTCATATCATCACCGCTGAATGTTACAGCTTCTACGTCATGTGTGTGATGTCCTGAACTACCAGGAGCACTATTTCCCCATGATTCTTCTTCATCGGCAACAGTTTCGCCAACTTGATATTCATGTGTTAAAGGACTTGCATCGCTTTGTCCTTCCATGCCAGCCATGTGACTAACAATGTCTCCCATGATTGGTTCTTCATGATCAACTGAGTGTGGCTCGCCAAATAATTTGCTTACATCTTGCTGATGAGGATCTTTATTTTCACCATTTTCGATATCACGTAAAATCTTCATTAGATCACTAATGCCGCCAGGGCCGCTACCATTCATAGTAACATTCATACTGACACTGTCTGTTTGAGCTGGTGCTCCTGCATGAATAACTGCGCCAGGCATTGGACCACACTCGGCTGTTGCAGGCTCATTATCCTTAGTAGGTGCCATTGGAGGCATTGCACTTTCGTCAATGCTTTTTAGTTTTGACATTAAGTCTTGTAAATTCATTTTGTGATCCCCTTAAATGGATTTGGAATTTTATTCTGTGTAGTACCCATGGCACTCTTTGTACCAGGTTGTATTGCTACAGATTTTTTATATTCCTCAGCCATTCCTGGTTGGCTGCTGGCTAAAATTTCATCATTGACACCTTTGTATTGTGTTAATGTTTTCTTATTCTTGTTTAATTCTTTTAATAAATCAAACTTGTGTTTCTCACTGACCAAGTGACTGTGATCGCTAGGTTCTTGCATTGTGCCAACAAGTGCTTTGCCTGTACGCTCGTCGTGTTCGTGATTTATTTCGTGTTCTAATTCTTCTGCTAGGTTTTTAACTTTAACATGATTATGAGAAATACCTAAACCGCTAGCAACACGGTCTCGAATTTGTAAACTAGTAGCTGGGTAATTTGTAGTAACATCGTACACAGTCATTTGTGTATTTTTGTGTTCAGGAAATTCTGATTGTCTTTCTTGAATTGGAGTTGAGCGGCCTGAGCTCACGCTTCCTACATGAAATTCTGCTAGGGCAGATTTAATTTGTGAAGTAGCATCTGATGGATGATCTCCAGCAATTTTTACCTTAAATTCGTAGACTTTCTTGCTCTCTGTTAAGTATTCTTTAAATGATTTCATAGTTTGATCCCAGTACTGTATTTATTTCATATTCTTTAATTTTTCCAGCAAGCTATTGCGATCTGTTATAATAACTCCATCACCTTGTATGGTTACTCCATCATCTGCACTGTTGGCTTCTTGGTCTAACTTTTGCTTTTTGATCTGTAAATCGATCATTTTTAATTTTTTATCTAATTTGGCAGTTTTAGCCGTAATTGCATTGCTCAACATGCTAGCGGCTACTTCAAACAATCTTCCGCTGTAACGTGCTTCAACATTCATACCCAAGTCCATGATATC